CGTCGTATCAATGTCCTGTTCGGCGCTACCATAGTCATCATCATTATCATAAGTCTGATCAGAGCTTACTTTCGGAAAATAACTTTCCTTCAGAGTATCCAACTTTTCACGGAAAGTGTCTTGGTCTTTAAAATCAATCTCTTCCGTCAGTGACTTAAACTTCTCAAACTGTGTGTCAGTCAATTCAGAGGCAGCCTCTAAAACGACCTGTTCCCGAACTAATTCAGAATTAGCAGTCTTCATCTCAATATTTTGTTCCATAATACCATTTAACTGCTCTTCCAGTTCAGCAATTTTCTCAGATTGTGCTTCAAGAACATTATACTTTTCGTCTGGAACGTCAATGTAATGATCTTCAAACAACTGTTTCAAACCAGAAATAAAGTCTTCAGCAATCTCGCCCTTGAGTCCACGCTCAATTGCCAACTCGTTTTCTTTCATCCATTCCTCTACAACATAATCGAGGTATTGATCTACTTTTTCAGATAGAGTATCTTTATACTCATCTATTTCTATCGCCATAGCGACTTGTTGGTCTTCAGTAATTCTTTCTAACTCTTTACGAGTCTTGGATTTAACCGCAGCTTCAAAAATTGTTGCAGCTTTTTCCTTGAACTCTTCAGAAAGGTCTTCCCCATCAACGAGAGCATCGACATCAGAAGAAACATCAATACTCTTGATGTAACCTTCAACTTGCTCTTCCATATCTTTTTTATCATGCTCACCTTCTTTTTGCATCGCCATGTAAGCTGCCATGAGGTCTTTTTTGTCCATGTCTTTCATCTCATCATACATGGCAGTCAAGATTTCTTCTTTGGATTTATCATCCATTTCCATGTCCTCATCGGTTTCTTCGTCCTCATGAGCATCTTCTTTAACTTTTTTGATCTTTTTCATAGGGTCTGGTTTCCCTTCATCCTTCTGTTGTGCGTCACCAGAGACTTCTTTCGCTTTATCTGCTGCAACATCAGTTGGGGAATCAGCGGCATCTGGTTCTACAACAGGATCACCACCATCTTGCATTTCATCAGATTGGGGCGGTCCTACTTTTTTAACTTTTTTTATCGGCTCTGCACCAGCAGACCCTTTAGTAGGAGCATCATGAGCGGCTTCTTCAAGTTCTGCAAGAACCTCCGCCTCTAGCTCTTCAATTGTTTGGTCTAATTCAGACATAGGAAGTCTCCTTTTTTTTATTAAATATATTTATAAATTACAACTTTTTGAGGAACTTAGCAAAAGCTAAAGCAGCTTCATTCGCTTGTCTTTGACGCTTTTTAACATCGAAACTTCTTTTTATCTCTGAAACATGAGCTTCAATCAAAGAACCGTGGTCCCAAACCCATTCCTTACCCTCCATAATACCCTGTACAAATGCACTAGGTGCAGAAGGGTCAGCAACAATATCCGCTGCTGCCGCAAGATAAAAATCACTTCTCACATACTTGGCGCCGTTCCTATCGTCCAAGCTTCCCATACCTCTAGATGATACACCCAATTTCGTTCCTTCGTCCATTAAAGTTTTGACGATTTTTCCCATTGGAGTATCTAAGATTCGAGCTTCACCCATAATGTTTTTGCCGTCTGGATATAAATCAGTGACAAGGTGTGAAACTCTCTCCAAATTTACTGTTGGGCCTTCTGGGTGTCCCAACTCCCCATACGCTCTTTTTTCATTGACAAATTTTCTGTTATAGTTCTTAACTTCGTTTGTCAATACTTCCATAGGATACACTCTACCATTTCGGTTTTTGATATCCCCCTGCATAAAAATACCACGAATTTTATAACTTTTATTACCATCGTTTTCTTCACAAATGTATTCTACATTCTCAATAGCCTCTGATATAAGTTTCATGATTACTATACCCCTGCGTGTCCTAAAGAGACTTCTTCAACATATACTGCACCATCGCTTCCGCCAGTCTCGTTGATAACCGAAATACGATAACCAGTTGGGTCATGGTCAAAAAGTAAATAAGACCCATCATCATATGCAGCACCAACTGTTCCCTCCTCTAATAAAATTTGATCTCCAGCATCTGAAGAGTCAGAATCCGTTCCGCTAAGAGCAACAGGGGAGGCAACAGCAGAGCGAGGTCTTACTGATGGACTTACTGTGGTTGTGCTTCCGGCTTTTAAATAAAATCCGTTTGTGCTAGTTACTGTGGAGTAGTCTTCAGAAATAAGAAAGAAAACATCTTGACCACCAAACTCAGTAACTCTGAAAGATGTTGCCGAACTCAACTTACCAATATCTACATCATGAGCAGCGTCATCACCAAGTGTTGAAGCTGAGATTGTGCCAGCATTTCTTAAAGTTTTAAATGACATTTCCTACTCCTATACCGTTAACATTTCTTTTTCAAAGTATCGCATGAGTTCTTTTTCAGTGACTCTAAATTTTTTTGATACTTCTTTTATAGTCTTTTCAAAAGTATTTAGGAAATCTGAAGGTTTAGAATCCATAATTTTAAAGATAGAATCGACAGCATCTCTCATTTTTGGAGACAATTTCTTATATTCTTTCGATTTTTTATGTTCATCTTTCTCAAAAACTAAGTTTTGATAAAGTTCATCAATTCTCTTCATCTTTTTTGGCCTCTTGATTTACAAAGGTGCTGGATAACTCTCTTCTTTTTCCTTCTAACGCTTTACCAACCTTATCAGATATAGAATTGGCAAAATGCTTCTCAGCTTCTAAGTTTGAATTTGAAGCGATACTATCAATTATTTCTCTAGACATTTAACTCTCCTCATCATCTACTTCTTGACCATCATATTTGGCAACATCGTCTGGAGGTATAGGATTGCCATCTTGTGATGGATATCGTGTAATACCATCTGTGCTTTGTGGAATATCAATGCCACCCTCATCTGGGTCAAGACCTTCTTCTTTATTAATTTGTCTCTGCATTTCTTCGATTTCATTATCAGTCATACGCAACACTTTTTTCATTACATACTCTTTACTGAAAAATGTACCGATATATGCTTCTATGGTTCCTAGATTATTCAATCTTTCGTTAAGAAGCTCACCGTCTTTCAATTCTGCAAAGTGACCATCAGCCAAGAAATCATACTGAATATGTTCTTGCATCAGTTTCCAATCGTCTAGAGATATCACTCCCTTCAACAAAAGTTGCGTTTTTAGAATATCAGTGAACAGAGGTGTAAACTTTTTCCTAATTCTCTGAACAAACTTAGTAAATTTAAGTTCATCTCTAGTGATTTCTGTAGCTCTACCCAAACTAAAATTGGACTCTGCCTCTAATCTTGAAATAGGAACATTCAGCGACCTAAACAATTTTCTCTGAAAATAAACGATATCATCAATCTCACCTAGATTTTGTCCACCAGGCAAAGTTGTAATCTCTGTGCCTCTACCACCTTCTCGGCGTGGAAGCCAAAAATCTTCCAACATACTCATGTGATTTCTATCATCACGAATCTCACCAGTTGATGCGTCATACACCAACTTGTTACGATAACGGTTCATCACATCTTTGAGATACTGTTCAGCTTTAATCTTGGGTAGATTACCTACATCAATGTAGAAAATTCTACGCTCTGGTGCTCTTGATATACGATAGATTACTAGAGAGTCCTCAATCATTCTTAATTGATTAACGGGTTTGATTGCTTTCTGTAGATAAGATAAAACTCTACCAGAGTTACCATCAATCAAACCAGATGGAACATAGGTTATAGAATCATCTGATATTTTTATTCCTTGATTTGGTCCATGAACTCCGCCACCGGCAACTTCAATACCTTTGTCGTTATACATGTAAAATTCTTCGATCTTCTTTATTTTTTCTATGCCGGTTTCTGGGTCTAAGTCTTTCTCAACTTGTCTAACTTTTTTAATTTTGGTTGGATCAATATATCGAAGTTCTGCTATACCAGCTTTAGGATTTTTACCATTAATGATTTTGTGAAAATAAATTCTACCATCAACATACCATCTACGAAAAAGGTCATGACCCTTTTCTTCAAATTTTAGAAGTCTTAAAACCTCCTCAAATTCATCTCTAATTTTCTTTTTGATTCTGTCTGGATAGGGTAGATTGTCTAATTCAATCTGTACAGATATATCGCT